GCCGTCATCAAGGTTGGCGGGACCAGCGTAAACGACGTGGAGAAGTTGAAGTTCCAAGTCGAGGACGCCATCCACGCGACTAGGGCGGCCGTATCAGATGGAGTGGTGCCAGGGGGAGGAAGTGCGCTGCTGTTCGCGCGGTTCAATTGGCCCGGCACAGAGGAGGACTCAGGCAACGCGGACGTTTTGAAGGGGATCAATATCCTTTTTAATGTCCTGTCACGTCCGCTGGCCAAGATTGCCGAGAACGCCGGCTACGAGCCCGACGACGTTGTAGGACAGGTTATCGCCCGTCAGTCTGACAACGCCAACGCCAACGAGGGATTCGACGCTTCGACGGGACTCTACAGGGATATGTTCGCCGCCGGCATCGTGGACCCTCTCCGAGTCGTGCGCTCGTCTCTCAACGCCGCAGCAAGTGAGGCTTGCTTGCTGTTGCTCACAGAGGTTGTTCTGGGGCAGATTCCTGAGTCAGAGCAGAAGCAGATGAGCGGGAACGTTCCTCAGCCACGGTAAGACTCAACCAAGCACACCCCGAGAGCGCCTGAGGTCTATCCTTTGGGCGCTCTTTCCATTGGCTCTCGGCCTTCCATCAGGACCCAGTTTCCCATCTCTCGCCAGTTTGCTCATGATCCACTTGCTTGTCAGTTGAGCAGCGAATGGGTCCAGGCCCTCAATCGCTTCTGCTACAGCCTCGTTCGGATCGATGGCTGCTGAGTTGCGCAGAGTCCCCAGAACAGCTTTAAAACTGTCGAGGGCGTGGTTGTTTTTATTCTGCAACGCCTCGGACGGGTTCCGCGTAAGCAACTGTCGGCTCGTCATCTCGACTCTCTTGGCCCGCTTCATCTCCCATACCAAGTTTGGACAGTCGAACTCGTGCAGTCCAGGCTGGGGACGGTCGCTTGGAGTCCTGCAGACGATGTAGAGCCGGGGCTTCTTGCCTGTTGGCTTGCCTTCAAGCGTCGAGATTCCCTTCCACCAGTCGGCCATGATCCACTCGACGAAGGTCACGTCAGACCGGACGCCATCGTAGGCCGTCATCTTCCACATATTGTTCTTCTTGTAGGTCTGGTAGATATTCGTCGGAGCGCCTTTGTCCTGCGCAACAGCGTTATCGAAGATCGATGGATCAGCCTTAATCCAGCGTGCCCGGCCCAGATCCGGCATCTTCTTCATCACCTTGACGTTCTCATCGACGTTATTCTGCCACTCGTCCGATCGGTAGCGGTAGAACTCGCCGGCCATGTAGAGTTCGACAGGATTCTCAACTCCGGTTCTCGGGTCAAAACTCTTCTTGGGGACGTAGCCTTTGAGCAGGCATGTGGCGTTAGTAACGCCGTGATCGAATCCTGCCACGACATCTGGATTCGCCGCCATGTAGGGAGGGCCAGGATACCAGTTTGGGTCAGAGATGATGACTGTCTCGTAGAGTTCGTGGTTGCTTAGGATGGAGCCGAACACCGCCTCGCCGCCCGTGGCGTAGGCATCCATCTCCTGCTCTTTCTTCCACATCGCTTTGGACGCGTAGCTCGATGACTCGCGTTCGTACCATTTGGCTCCTGCGGGAGTCTCGGGATCGCGCTCAGGGATGGCGCTGTAGTGCAGGCTCATCACCACCAGGCCGTTCTTCTTCTTGCGGACAGTTACGCCCCGAATAACCTCGACACGGGTTTGCGCGGGAACTCCTTCGAGCGTGTCAAGTGCTTTTTTTAGGGGTGAGCGAACCATTTAAGTCATCTCCGCATCGTTGTTGTGGTCGAAATACCAACTCAGGGCCGCAGTCGAGTTGAGCACGATCTTGGGAGTGCCGGCCGCCATCGCTTCGTCGAATGCGATTCCTGCTTCCGGCTGGAAGGCTGTCTCATCCGAGAAGACGCCCCAGGGATGGTACGTTCGTACCTTTCCAACACCCGACGGGATAACGTGCATGACGCTTGAGCCGATCCTGAACTCGGTAGAGGGCTGCTTGTCTGTGGGTTTTGGCAGGGGGAACTCATCTTTGAGCCACTGCGGCTGGGAGTTGTAGAGTTGCTTCGCGTAGGTGATGATCTCTGAACCCTTGTCGTCAGTCATGGTCTGGATGATGACTTCGCGCTCGTCGACCAACTGGCACTGGAGAGTGAAGTAGGCCGTAATGGCCCAGGTCGCCATCATGGTCCTGCTTTTCTCTATGAGCTTGACGCGGCTATCGTCGCTCTCCAAGTACTCGAACAGGGTAGGGAAGAAGGGCCAGTCGGGGAAAGGCTCCCACGGGCCCGACCGCTTCTGCTCTCTCCAGAACTGGTTGAACGTCTTGGTGTACCGGGTAGCCCAGGAGAAGGTGTCTTTGGTGGCCTCTCGGACTTCATCGGCTCTCTTACGCTGTTCTGAGTCGGTGAGTTTGTTCTCGGTCCTGCGGGCGCGGTCAAACTGTTCCTGCTGCTGCTCCAGACGCATCGCAGCGCGCGCGGCTATCAGAAGTTGGCGGTCTTCATCGGCTGTGCTCACTCAGTTAGTTTACAGAGGTCTGCTTGTTGCCCTCGATGAGCAGGTTGCCGCGGCGAACCATCTCCTTCAGTTCCTCTGGCGTCTTGCCCTCGGTAGGATCGTCCATTTTGCCGTAGCCACACTTCTCCAGCAGGATATTCGCCGCCTTGACTTGGCCGTCGATGGTTCCCTTGGTCTCGCTGGGGTCGAGCATCATCAGATGCATCAGTTGCTTCTCGATGTTGGCCTTGGAGATGCCGACCTTGCGCATGACGCGCACTTTGACTTTGGCCAGTTCTGTGAGGGTCTTGTCTTGGAACTTCTGGAGATAAAGCCTCACCGCTGGAGAGTCAAGGATTTCTTGGACCTCCGCCAAACTCATGTTGAGGTCGATAGCCGCTGATTCTTTGTCGCGCTCGATGGAGATGTGGGCGCATGCCTGCTCGATGGTGGTCAGGGTGAGGCAGCCGCTCTCTACCTCGGCAGGATTCGCCATATCCTTCTTCCGGGGAGTCCTGATCTTCTCTGGCTTCCGGCTGGCTGGACGGCGGGGCATGAGGGGCTTGGTAGGGTCCTGCGTGGTCATAGGACCATTCTACGACGGCTCCTTCTCCGGCCAGATCAAGTCCTTCTCCCAATCGAACTTTGCGCTCATCAGGATGCCCTGCTGTGTGTTCCCATCGTTCGCTGTGAATGTGATGATCCTGCCTCTGACCCTCGGCTTCAACAGGCCGTAAGCGGCCAGCAGATTGCCGGTCAGGATTCGCGCTCTCTGGCGGGACTCGCCGTAGTGGTCCTGAAAGAACTCTGCCACGTCGGCATTGCGCCCCAGGTTCTGGATGGTGATCCCCTTGAGTTTCGACCCTGGCACTCTGATCTCCCGCAGCGGTCCATTGATGGCGATGTAGAATTTCAACGAGCTTGGCGCGAACGGGTTGCCGCTGACCTTCTTCTTGGCTTCGATCCGGTAGATGATGCCGTTGTAGACATCTCCGTTGATCTCCAGGTGCAAGCCCACGCCCACCCGGTAGTCTTTCAGGATGGTCCTGCCGTAGTCCCTGATCCTCACGGCGCGGTCGATCACATGAGGAGCCTCCAGGCGGCCTAGATAGGGCTTGTAGATCGACTCAAGGTGATGATCCAAGTCCCGCGCCGCAAGCGTATCGCGCTCGTGCGCAGGCCTGTTCCGGTTCTCGCCGAACGTCTCGGCCAGCAGGTTCTCGACCTCGGCAGGACTATAGGCCTTCCCTTGTCGTTTGATGGAGAACTCTTTGTAGTGAGCGTCCTGTCCGAATGGCGATGCTGGCGCCGTCCCCTGATAGATCAGCTCCGAGCGCGTCTCGATGGCGTCGAAGTCGTAGGTCTTCGGGTCAAGGTCATTCTGCCCCGTCTCATCGAGATAGGCGATATAGTCAGCGTAGGACTCCGTGATCGTCTCCATGAACTCGCGCTGCTCTTTGACAGGCAGCAACGCAGAGCGTCCTGTCGCGGTGCGGGCCAAGTCCTCTTCCGGCGTCCCGCCGTCTTCCCCGTTCTTGTCCATCGACAGGCCCATCAACTTCGCAGTCTGCGGGTTCTCATGCAGCCACTCGGCGACGAGGCTGTCTCCGTACTTGTTCATCAGGTCTGGAGCCTCCACTCCCACGGAGGAACGGGTATTGCTCGACGTGTTGGCGTTCAGAGACTTCAACTTTTTTGCCAAGCTCATCGAGGGGCGAATCTCCGCTGGTATCGCCACGGAGAGCATCGTGTACTTTGGGAGTTGCATTTGTCCGGTCCTGTTGGAGCGGCCAAGCGTCTGCATGAACACGTTCACGTCTCCGGCAGGCTGCGCAACGATCATGTGGCGGGTGCGCTGATCGAGGAACTTCTCAGAGGCATGGAGCGAGATGCCGGTTGACCCTGCCTGGTTCAGAATCAGGGAGTCGAGCTCGCCGCCGTTGAACAGGCTGCCCGTCTTGATTCTGTCGCGCTGCTCGTCCTTTGGGACCGAAGACAGGACCGGAACAGGGCCACTGTAGTTGATCCTCCAATCCCTCCCGGTAATCTCGGCAACTGAGTGTCCTGCCTCAACAATCCTCCAACGCATGTGGTCTATCGGGGATACTGGGATGGTCAGCGTCAAAGCGTCCAGCAGCCGGTCAGCATTCTCGTACAGTAGCCGGGTGGCGACACACAGGGTCTCGTAGCCGAAGCCGATGCGCTCACTCTTGCCGTTCTGCTTGATCGAGATGTGGATAGTCCTGCGGAGAGCCCGACGCAAGATAGTCGCCCAGGAGAGTGTGTCGAGGAACGCTCCTTCTACCAGATTCTCGGCTTGAACGTAACTGTCGAGGAATGCGCCCATCGTGCTCTCCAGCGTGATGATCGGCTTCTCTCCTTTGGCGATGCAGGCGATGGCGCAATCAGCCGCGGCGTCGGCCTTGAGCGCCAGCAGAAACTGCTTCACAATGTTGTGGACGATGGCGGAGAACTTGTGATGCGTGATCTTGATCTTCCGCTTCTTGAACCGCAGTCGCTTCATCTCGAAGTCAACCTCGTGGTACGCCATATCTGCGGCCATGATCGCCCGCAGGACCTCAGTCACCTGATCGGAGATAGCCTCGTGCTGCTCTCGGTTGCTCTCGTCGATGAAGTTGTGAATCGAGATGCCCTCAAAGGAAAGCTCCCGCCGCATCAACTGAGCCGACTGCGCAAGCTGGTTTGAGACAACAGCCTGGAGGGGTGCGCCGCCGGCCGCAATCGCATCGGCTACTCGCAACTTGTCTGAGAGAGCAATGCCAATGTCCGTCTTGCAGGCGTAGAGCGGCAGATTATCAGGGCGCTTGGCCCAGGTAGCCGACAGGAATATGACACCCTTGGCAGCCGTCAGAGTCTCCTGCAGAAAGAGTCCTGTGTTGGACTCGCCTCCCGCGTTATGGCTTTCGTCGAGGATGAAGACGGCGTTAGGTGCCAACCTCTGCAACGCAATCTGCTGCTGATTCTCAATGTTGATCTGCGAGTATGTCAGGAAGACGGCATTCCTCCCGCGCGGCAATTCGCCGGTTTCCGAGATCCGCTCCAAGGTAGGACGCATGGCCCCCCGGTTGGCGAATATCTTCTTCCCGCTGGTCAGGTCGGTGATCGTCGATCCTGAGTTCAGCAGGAGCGGCCACACGCTCGAAGAGAAGCCGATGTCGCACAGGTCGCGGTAGAAGTCCGTGAACAGTGTCTCACTATAGGTTGCGAAGATGGGCAGCATCCCGTTCAAGATGGTCCAGCGACACAGGGCGGCTGCTGTGCGCCCCTTGCCGACGCCGGTCATATCTCCGACCACCAAGGCCTTCCCAGCCTTGACTTGCCATATTCCTGCGGCGATGGCGTCTACCTGGAGGCCCATGAAGTGCTGGAGCATGTCATCGACGGAGCGGTATCTAAGCTCCCCGGCAACGAACTCGTCCAGGTCTCCAACTTGGTCGCGGATGCGCGTCATGGCCTCGCGCATCGGTTCCTTCATGTCTTTTGGAACCATTATCCCGGCATCTTTGCGGCGCGAGACAGGACTATAGGACTCCTGGAAAGGGTTGACTAGTGTCCTGTCGAGCACGACTTGGATGGTCGGTCGCGGTTTACGGTTCAGCAAGAGTAAGCGGGTGGCGGCATTCATCCCTGCATTCTAAATGCAAAGTTGCTCTGTTTTCGCACCACTAGAACATTTATTTTCTGATCTCGTCCAGAATCTTGTCAGCCTCTTCCGTCTTGCCCTGAGATCGTAGTTCCTTCTGGTACTGATTCAGCTTGTGCAACGTCTCGCGATCGTGGAGTAGGGCCGCTTTCTCGATGTCGGTCGAGTGCTCAAAGACGCGATAGAAGTCCTGCGGGTGTTCCAATCCGCGCGTGGCGAAGACAATGGGAGCTTCGTGCATCGCTTCTCTCAACGTCTTGCGCTCTGCCAAACTGAGCTTCCCGGAGGCCAGCAGAGCGTCGTGGAGGCTTGTGTCCTGTCCCTGACTACGGTGGGATTGCTCTGCGGCTGCCATGATCGACTGGAAGACGCGCGTCTTGGCAGGATCGGGAGGATTCGACCCTCCCTCGTCCCGGCGAATCTCGACCGCCTCTTTGATACCGTGCTCGATCGGGAACTTGAAACCAGCCAGACCCTCTACCACTTGGCGCAGACCGCTCTGGTCCATCCGCGCGGCTGTCTGCCCCGGCAGTGTGCCTTTGAGCAACCAAGCTCCAACCTGCTTGGCCTTCCCTTCCGTGTCCTGATCTGAACCGTAGATATGACGGCCTGAGAAGTTGTCTCGGTTCGCGCCAAACTGAATCGCTTCCATAGGTCCGAGTCCTGGCGTAAACACTGAGCCAGCCAGAGAAGCGATTGACCTTTCTCCCGTCGCCGTCTCGTAAGCGTCCGATGCAAACTTGAGCAGACCGCCGCGGGGAGCGCGCGCCCGCTCGTCATTCGTGACCTTCTTTGCCGCCTGGTCGAGCAGTTTGGGGAAGACGTAGGTAGCCATCACCACAAGTGCCGTCAGACGCGCGAGGGCCAGAATGCGGCTGGCTGCTCTTCCCTGGCCGAACTCGTCCGCAGGACTCCCTTTAGCTTCGGTTGCCTCTTCATCGGGTTTGAACTCCCCAGCCGACTCTCGTACTGCGTCTGCGAGGGGTCGGAGGATGTAGCCAAAGTGGTAGCGGAAGAAGGACTGAAAGAGAGGATTCTCCGCAAGGCGTCCGAGTCCTGCCGAGCCAGCCAAGCGAATCGGGGTCGTGTACTCGCCAACCATCCGGTGAGCCCAGTCTCTCGCCGCCTCTTCTGCGTTCGGAACGCCGTCGCGGATTAGCTCTGCCCTCTTCGCGTAGAACGCCTGAGACAACGCCAAGTCGCCCATCCCGAAGGTGATCTGGTGATTCATCTGGCGCATGAAAGCCGCGCCGTTCTTGACCCCCAGCAACGCGCTCATGGCAGCGTTCGCTGGCTTGTCGGCATCCAGTTGGTCTGTGAACGAACGCAGGATGTCTTTGGTGGTAGTGTCGAATCCTGCGTCGGCGCCACGGAGGTCGAGGCCCAGGCGCAGGAGGCGCTGGTACTCAGGCCCTCCCCAGTCCTTCATCATGTTGGCTGCTTCGATACCGGCTTTCACCTGATCGACGTACCAGGAGGGTTTGATTCCGCGTCCTGCCAACGCCTCGCCTTCTTTGCCGGCGAACCAGTTGGAGCCGATGTTCAGGCCGTGGTAGAGCGGATTCATCAGGACACTCTGAATCACGAAGTTGTTGGCCATCTCCAAGACATTCGGAGCGCCGCGCTTCTGGAGGTAGTCGAACTGGTCGAACGCATCGGCAACGTGATCTGGGAAGTAGTAGCCGCGCATCTGTTGGAGAGAGGTGTTCTTCCATCCCGCAGGAACATCTTTCGAGTTGTCGGTCTTGAGTGCCATGTTCTCGGACTCAAGAAGTCCTTTGGCTCTTTCGAGCACTACGGCGGCGTTCATGCCCTTATTGACTTCCATGTAGTTGACGAGTCCTGCCAGCCGGGCGTCTGCATGGTACTGCTGGCCGCTGCGGTCTGAGATGAACTCGGTCGTGCCGCGGTTGAACTTCCAGACGTTTCCGTACTTGTCGCGCCAGTAGTTGCCCTCCAGCCCTTTGCCTGCCATCTCCTCGGTTACGGCATCCATCCGGTCTTTGAGGTCTTGAATCGTGCCGGGGATGCTGCGCAACTGCCGCTCTCCCCAGCGGGTGTTGGTCTCTCTTGCCGCAAGGTCGGCCTGCTTCTCGGTGAGGCGATCGATCTGGTCCTGTAGAGGCTTCAGACGTTCCTGTAGAGCCTCCTGACGGGTAACGCCCTCCTCTGCCTCCTGCTCTGGTCCGACGCTGGCCCTGACGGCCGCAATCTGCTTTTCCAGGTTGTCGATCTGGTAGTAGAGGTTCTCGATGCGCTGCTGAGACGCAATCGCTCGTTTCTGCGAGCCATGCAGGAC